TAGTGTAGCTGTTCCATCTTCATGCTCTTCAACGTGTGTCACATCAGCCATTATGGTCTCCTGTTAGCATCTTGCATAGCCTCTACGTAGTCTGATGTCTTCCTGATCTCATTGATGATCTCTTCGAACGAACAAACTACTTCACCCATTGTAGACCCTGTACGTATCTGCTGTAAAGCAAATCGTTTCGTATCCTCTTTCAAATCTTCATAAGTCTTCATCTTGTGTGACCTCTGATAACCTTCCTGTTGAGTGGCTGTAATAGACGTTACAGGCTGGACCTGTGACACCGCTGAAACGGTTCTTGAGTACCCTAATCCTGGTGGTATTGCGTTCACGTTCATCATCATGCTGTGCATTCCTTTCCATACCGATCACCATATCAGACAACTGTGCAATGCTACCAGATCCCCTAAGCTGACCTAGTGAAGTAGCTGCTCCTTCTTCATGGCCTTTACCATCTGGTCTCTTAAGATGGCTGACAATCAACAGTGCAATCCCTGTCTCCTGCACAATCATCCTAAGCTTGGTCATGATCTCATCTAATGCTTTACGTTCATCGCCAACATCGCCAGAACTGACGACAATACTAATATGATCCAACACAACAAAGCTACATCCGAGTCCTTTAGCCATGAATCTGACTCTTGATAGTATGTTGTCAATTGATGTACTCCCAAAATGATCAAAAAGATAAACCCTATTAGTGCCAAGAGTGTGCTCGAAGGCATCTCTAAACTCCTCATCAGTGTACGCTGTGTCAGGTAGATGCAGTGGTTTGTTCGCATGGATAGACATAATGCCTTTAGCAGTACGAACAGTAGACTCCTCCAGGAACATCAAGCCAATGTTGTCCTCAGTCTTACATAGGATATGATAAACAATCTCCCTAAGCACCTGTGATTTACCAAGTCCAGAACCTGCTGTAAACGTCACCAGTTCACCTTTACGGATACCATAAGTCAAAGCATTAAGACCTTGCCAAGGATAGTCACAAGAGGCTTTAATGGCTGGGGTATTGATCTCTTCCCATAACTTACTACCTTCGATGATCCCATCAGGTACATAGACCTCAGCAGCAAACCAGTCCTGGATATACTCCTTGATCATCTCATCTTTGAGATAATCGTTAGCATCTTTGTGTGGTTGTCTGTGCTTTACTACCTTAGCTTTAGCACCGAATAGATCAGCTACCTTCGTAGCAGCTTGCTTACCAACTTCATCAGCATCAAAGCTGATAACAATGGTTTCAAAAGAGTCAAGATATTCATAGTTGTCCTTACAGTCCTTAATTGCTGATTGTGCGCCATTACGTATACTGACTACTGGATACCGCATACCATTCATTTGATACACAGCAACAGCATCAAACTCACCTTCAGTGATGGTAATGCTCTTACCACCTTTAGGGAATAAATGCTGTCCGAACAAAGTAGCCTTAGACCAATCACCTTTGATGGTGCAATCAGTCTTCATTGCATCATGTCTTACCTTGTATGCAGTGACCTTACCATCAGCATCACAGTAGGGAAAAGCTACACCACCATCATCAGTGATCATCACACCAAAGGCTTTTAAAGCATCTCTGGAGAGGTTTCTTAGCGGTATAGACTGATACTTACCATCTAACATTGGAATCACCTTAGCAGACTTTGTATGCTTTTGCCTGAAGTTGTCATCATGTTCAGACATTTTAGTATTCGTACCACAAGCAAAACAGTGTGACCAAGTCTCTCCTTTATCATTAACAGATACGGATAGTGCATCACTAGATCCACAATCATCACAGCCAACATGCGTGGCTAAGTAGTTCACTGATTCTTCTCCTTTAGCTTGAGTCGTAGTCCTACTACGATATTTACCACTTGTTCTTCTTCTTCAAGGCTTGTTCAATGGCCTTAGCAAAACCCAACCGATCAAACCACGGTGAATTACCTTCGTCGATTTTCTGGGACAGGTAACCCAGATCTTGTATCTCCTCATCCGTCAGCCCAACCCATTCATGTTCAGCTTTTGATGTTTCATCGACACGTTTTTGCAATGTGTCGTCGGCATCGACAAGTGCTTGGCGCAGGGCGGTGATAGCGTTCTGTTGTAGCGTTAAGCCTGATCCAAAGGCAGTAATTACTTTCTCCAACGCCTCAAGCGCCATCTGCATAGCTTCTCTGCTCATGTTGTCCTCAAGTTAAAAGGGTTATGCCAACAGATACCAGTGTTGTCCCTAGTGTTGTATCCACCAAGAGAGTAAGATATCAAGTATTGGTGATCATCCTTCCTAATATCCCTATCAACAGTGTAGTTATCCACTAACTTAGACATAGAGTCTCTGATCTGCTTAGATGTCTTGTCAGGGAATGCCCCTAGGAGGTCTTCTAAGGTAGCATGGCGGCCATGATTCTCTAGGTAGGCTACGTAGGGGTTAACCTTGCGTTTGCGTGGCTGTATAAGCTTTCTCATACGTTGAACCCTTTAGCATTCAAAGCCTTAGTTAACTGACGCATCATAAAGTAAAACCCATACTCTTGGCATAAGCGAACAAAACGATTTAACACATCATTGATGTTATGGTCTTCGTGCATATCTTCGTACTCGCCTTTAGTGTAATCAAAGGCTTCTTCGGGTAAAAACTCATCATCAGGGTACATTTCGAACAATCCTTATGTTAAGCCCTACTGTACATAGGCTAAATAGTCTAAGTACTAAGTATATATTAAATATTATACATAGTATATACTTAGTACATAGCCTAAGTAGCCTACATAGCCTATATAGATTTAGGGTATCAGAAAAAAACAAAGTTGTCAAGTCATTCTTCATCAGTGTTACGTTTGCTTACAATGTCATCATCTCCTTCATTGATCAATCGAACATTACCAACAGCAGCTATTTCATCTCGAACATACTTGAAACATCCATTGCATAGGTCAATGTACTGGTGTGTTCGAACACTACGCCTAGAGGCTTCGTAGTCACTTAAGACTTCATTGCAGGAAAGGCATCTCATTTTCCATCATCCTCCATTCTATCTAACAACATCATTAGTTTAGGGTATAGATCCTCTTTAACATCTTCAGCATGACTTACCTCCTCCCATTGACCCCATGATGCAGCAACACTGGAGTCAATCATTGCCTCAATCAAGGCTAACATTATCTGTACTGTCTCTTTAGTCATAAAATACCCTCTAGAATCGATTAAAACAGGTCTACAAGCGATTAAAACAGCTTAGGTGCTATCACCCTACATTAGAGCCTCTTCGATGCCTTGTAGAGCCTCTAATCGCTTTTGCTTTTCTGTGGTTTTCTTCAGTGCTTTAGGGCTAACCCAGGTGTAGGACGGAAAAGGCCATCGAGGATCGCCAGCATATCGTATACAGACTAAGCCATCAGCATCTGGACCTTGGACAATCTCACATGGTTGATCATTGAATGTTAAGCTCATTTGGTAATCCTGTATTGTTTCCTGAATTCTATGGTGTCTAAGTCTGTAAAGTTTTCCCTATAGTGCTCTGCTAAGTCAACATCAGATAGGTTATTGAATCCACCTTCAGAGAGAAAGCGAACAATCTCGTCATAGACCTCAGGAAACTTTACAGAGGCAACAGCATACTCCAACTCTTTAGCTGTACAGTCATACAGTACTTCAGACTTACGTAAGATGATCATGATTTAGCCTTTACATAGAGACAAAGGGCGATCATGTACGCTAACATAATCGCTGCAGCTTTCAGTGCATCTTTCATTCTAGGTCAACAATGGGGTTGATAGCGTATTCTGTCAATTCTGAAGACTCAGCATACTCTTCTGCTTTCGCCAGTGTATCGAAGCGATCTAGGTGAGTTAAACCAGAATACTCTGGATAGCGATAAGTTAACAGATAACCGACAATCTTATAGTTTTCCATCACATTACCCTTTCATGTATTGGTTACTGCTAACACGTTGATGACGCACAGTCTTAATATGATGATTCCATACTGTAACATCACCGGACAATGGCACACGCATTGTTGACCTAAGAAAACCTCGTTTAATCATAATTCCGTTGATTCTACCCTTGGCAGTGTAAGCTGTGATAAACCTCGTTGATGAAGTTTTCTTCACTACGTACACCAACTTGTAAGCTTGCCATAATTTATTAAGCATGATGATAACCTTATGCGATTTTAAGTTTGATTACTTTGGACATCTTTACACCATGGGCGACATAACCAATGGTGCTTATTGATTTATCCCAGCAAGCACGGCAGCCATTACACTTGCCTTGATGCTGGTATGCTTCGCAAACCTTGATGTTATCAGCATCGAAGCTTGTTGCAATAGTGCTTGACCATGGTGCATCCAATATTTCACCGACAATCGAATCCGAAGATCTACGGACAACAACATTATCCAGTGCATCCATCTTAGCAATGATATCTTGAAACTTAGTAAACTTGTGCATTCTAGTCGGTAACCAGTGCTTTACCCAAGGTGTACGCTGCATAACCTCAAGCATTTTCTCTGCTAACCCAGTGGCGTACATATCGCCACTATCAAACCAGCGAAAGTATCGATCAGAGTCTAAAGCTTTGACCATATCATCAACCCAACTATCACGCTGCCAATCCTCACGATTGTGGATTCTAGGTGCTTTGACATTAGGATAATTGTAGTTACCAGTAGTTGCATAACATCCTTTGCAAGCATCGACTAAGGATCCATCACTAGTCTTTGAACCAGGACAAGTATCTAGTGCCTGCAGCGACCATGATCGAATGCCATCAAGCTTTGATGTAACACTGATTTTGACTTGAGGTTTACTATACTCTGCTGCCTGCATTGCCATTTGATTTACTCCTTGTTTGTTGTCGATGTATGTATACTACCTATCTGATTTTGCGTTGTCAACGGCATTTCAGGCCTATCCGACGAACGGACAATAACCAAGGATGAACGGTTCGAGTACTCATGGCACAGATCAACCAAGTGTCATTGTAGGGTGCTTCACAGCTACACTCTCACCCTCTGCACAGTCACCAGCACAGACTGCACAGCTACCAACAGAGTTATCCACAGGTTACTAACAGGTTATCCACAGATAACATCATAGTTATCCACAGGTTATCCACATAGGGGGAGGGGGTGTAGTTGTGTAGTAAATTATTGTGGTGCTACTTAGCCTCAAAAAAAGCTAAAAAGGAAAGCCTCTTAGCCTCAAAAAAGAGCAAAATAGACAATGCTAATGATAATCCATTACTATTAAGAAATCTCTTAAGAATCAATAGGTTATCTATAAAGCCTCTGCGGAGCCTAAGACACCATGTTAATGGAGTCCCGCTAAAGCCTTGATTGGTGTGTAGTCTGCACTGAATCTGCACTGGTTAAAGCACAGTCTGCACTGACAATAACCCTACAGTAGTAGTCAAGAGTCTTTACAACAATATCATTTGTATGCTACAATAAGTCCTTCTATGTAGGCTATGAACAAAACATTGTATAAAAACAATTCAGTAATAGACTTATAACTTATCGTCATACACTACATTGTAGATACATAAAATTATATACACCCTACAGTCCTGCCTTCCGGCAGAGAAACTATATAGAGGTAGTGATGTCCGAAATTAAAACTGAAGTTGTATCATCTGATCTTTGTTCGCTACCTTCATCGGTCAGCCAGGATGTTGTGGCAGTCAATGAAGAAAAGAAAGTGCCTGCCAAAAAAAGAAAAAGAGGAAGACCAAAGAAGGAAGAAGTACAGAAGTACATCAAAAGAGCTAAAAGAGGTAGACCTCCTGGTGAAGCGGCAAGGATTAAAGAGTTAACAGCTTCGCTGTTGCTGACACACTCACAGGCTATTATCCGTAAGATTGTTCACAAAGCATTGAATGATGAGGATAAGGATCAGATGGCAGCACTGAAGTTGTGTGTTGATAGGATGTTGCCAGTATCTTATTTTGAAGAGAAAGGTGTTGGAGGAGGCTCTAGAGCCATTACCATCAACATCACTGGAGTAAATGATAATCCAGTAGAAATGATTGAGCATGAACCTGTTGACGTAGAAACCACGTTGATTGATTACGAAGAAGAAGAAGACGATGGATCTACAAGTTAAGTTACTTCCCTGGCAACAAAATGTCTTTAAAGATCCAGCAAGGTTTAAGATCATCGCTGCTGGTAGACGTACAGGTAAATCTAGGTTAGCAGCTTGGACACTGATCATAGAGGCACTACAGACTGAGAAAGGTCATGTTTGGTATGTAGCACCAACGCAGGGTCAAGCTAGAGATATTATGTGGTCTACGCTGTTAGAGCTAGGCCATACAGTCATTAAAGGTAGTCATGTTAACAACATGCAGATTACCTTAGTCAATGGTGCAATGATCTCACTAAAGGGTGCAGATAGACCAGAGACAATGCGTGGTGTCAGCTTAAAGTATCTAGTGATGGACGAATACGCTGATATGAAACCACAGGTGTTCGAACAGATCTTAAGACCTGCTTTAGCGGATCAGAAGGGTAGAGCAATGTTCATTGGTACGCCAATGGGTAGAAACCACTTCTATGAACTGTATAGGCTAGGTGATAGTGGTAAGGATAAGGATTACAAGGCATGGCACTTCACTAGCTTTGATAATCCATTGTTAGATCCAGCAGAGATTGAAGCTGCTAAAGGTTCAATGTCTAGCTTTGCTTTCAGACAAGAGTTTATGGCTTCGTTTGAAGCATCTCAGAGTGAGATATTTAAGGAAGAATGGATTAAAGTCAGCGACGAGGAACCTGATGAAGGTAACTACTTTATGGCGGTGGATCTATGTGGTTTCTCGGATTCTTCTCAGACGAACAAGTCGAAGAATTCGAAACTGGATGAGACAGCAATAGCCATTGTTAAGGTTAACACCAAAGGCTGGTGGGTTGCTGACATACTACACGGTAGGTGGGATGTCCGAGAGACAGCAGTACGTATACTAAAGGCTGCAAAGGATTACAGAGTTAGTTGTGTTGGGATAGAGAAAGGTGCGCTGAAGAATGCAGTGATGCCTTATATGCACGATCTGATGCGTAGGAATGGGTTCTATCCTAGGATTGAAGAACTAACGCATGGTAATAAGAAGAAAGCAGATAGGATTGTTTGGTCACTACAGGGTCGATTTGAGCATGGTAGGATTGTTTTAAATGAAGGTGACTGGAATTATCAGTTCTTAGACCAACTGATGCAGTTCCCAGACACTAAGACACATGATGATTTGATTGATGCACTTAGCTACATTGATCAAATACAAACTGCAAACTGGAATCAAAACCTTGATGAAGAAGAGTTTGAAGTATTGGACCAAGTAGCAGGCTATTAGGATAACCAAACATGAAATTTGAATCCGAAATCACTCCTCAGAATGCTCTAGTAGCATTTGTGATGGATCGATGCAACAACTGGAGGGACTACAGAGATGAGAATTACCTCCCAAGATGGGAAGAGTATGAACGTCTTTGGCGTGGAATCTGGGCTGATGAAGATAAAACCAGACAGTCTGAGCGTTCAAAGATCATCTCCCCTGCCCTACAGCAAGCAGTAGACAATAAACAAGCTGATCTTGAAGAAGCTGTGTTCGCTAAAGGACAGTTCTTTGACATCAGTGATGACGTTGCTGACCAGGATAAACAAGACATTGAGATCTTACGTACTCGTTTGTCTGAAGATTTTAAGAAAGACAAGATCAGAAAAGCTATTGGTAATGTCATGACCTTAGCTGAGATCTACGGTACTGGTATCGGTGAGATCATTGTTAAGCAAAAGAAGGAGATGGCTCCAGCAACACAACCTTCAGCACAGCCTGGACTGTCTATGATTGGTGTCCGAACCAACAATCGCATTGCTGTGCAGCTAAAACCCATCAATCCTAAGAACTTTATCATTGATCCTAACTCAACAAGCATTGAAGATGCTATGGGTTGTGCCATTGAAGAGTATGTAGGTAGACATGCAGTCATCAAAGGCATGGAAGATGGTGTATACAAAGCAGTTGCACTTGGTGATGCTGCTGTAGATACTGACTTAGAGCCTGATCAAGACCTAACATATTACCAGAATGACAAGATTCTTATGTTAAGGTACTATGGTTTAGTGCCTAGAAAGCTGTTAGCAAACCCTGATGACATGGCTTATGAGGATGATGAGCTATATTCAGACATGGTTGAGGCTATGGTGGTCATTGCTAACGGAGAAGCCCTGCTAAAGGCTGAAGAAAACCCGTTTATGATGCAAGATAGGCCTGTAGTTGCTTACCAAGCTGACTCAATTCCTGGTCGTTTCTGGGGTAGAGGAACGGCTGAGAAGGCTTACAACATGCAAAAGGCTGTTGATGCTCAGTTACGTAGTCATTTAGACTCTTTGGGGCTTACAACAGCTCCTATGATGGCTGTAGACGCTACAAGACTGCCTAGAGGAGCTAAATTTGAGATTCGTCCTGGTAAAACCATCCTAACTAACGGTAATCCTAACGAAATCTTAACACCATTCAAGTTTGGTAACACAGATCCAGCTAATTTACAGTCTGCACAGGTCTTTGAGAGGATGATGTTGCAGGCTACAGGTACATTAGACACAGCAAATCTACCTGCACAGGTCTCTGGTGGTGAAGCAGCCACTGCTGGTCTTGCTATGGCAGTGTCCGGACTGATTAAAAAGAACAAGAGATCGTTGGTTAACTTCCAAGAAGACTTCTTGATTCCTTTTGTAGAGAAAGCAGCATGGAGATACATGCAGTTTAGTCCTGATCGCTATCCTGTACAAGACTTTGACTTTGTTGCTACAGGTACGATGGGTATGATAGCAAGAGAGTTTGAACAAGCACAGATACTTGCACTGTTGTCTACACTTGGTCCGAACAGTCCTATCGTTCCTCTGTTGCTACAGGGTGTTATTGAGACTTCTTCGTTGCCTAACAAAGAAACATTGTTAGCTCAGTTGGCTCAACTTGCTCAACCAGACCCACAACAACAGCAGATACAACAGCAAGCAGCACAGTTGCAGTTAGCAGATGCTGAAGCTAGTGTCCGAGAGAAACAAGCTAAAGCTGCTAAGGATGCTGCTGAGGCTCAGAAGACAGCCATTGAAGCACAGTTGCTTCCTGAAGAGACTCGTGCTAAAATAATGGCAGCAGTGTCTAAGAACTTACCAAACCAAGACGATGCTGCTAAGACTGAGTTTGACCGTAGAGTCAAGATAGCAGAGTTAATGCTCAAAGAAGCTGACTTAGCGAACAACACCAAGATTGTAGAAATGCAGATGAGTAAAGCTGGTGTACTCCCTGGTGATGAAGATATGCTCAACGAACTACTTGATAAGTTGACCGACAATGGCTAAAGAACTTATTGATGCAGTAATGCAGGCTTCTTCACGAGATAAGAAACTCTTGTTGAAAGAGTTAATTGCTGGTCTTCGTGAAGAGAAACAGAAACATGATCTGGAGGTAAACAAGACTAAATCCGCTTACATCGTTGATGCCTTTAAACAGATTGAAGATAGACTTACCGCTAAGTACAACGAGATCAAAGATCTTTCTACAAAGAAAGGTGATCCTGGTAGAGATGGTAAAGATGGTGTAAACGGTAAGGATGGCCGTGATGGTACAAACGGTATTGATGGTCGTCCAGGTAAAGACGGTATTGATGGTAAAGATGGTAGAGATGGTGTTGATGGTGTAAGTGTTACCAATGTATTCATTGACTTTGATGATCAGTTAGTTGTTGAACTATCTAACGGACAACAAATCAATGCTGGTTACATAACACGTATCGCTAGTGATGCTGTGGTTCAGATGTTCAAACAAGGACAGATGAGCATCACAGAACTACTACCAGATCAAACAGGACATGGTGGAGAAGTTCTCTCCACAGATGGTGAAGGTAATCTATCTTGGATTGCTGGTGGCGGTGGAGGAGGTGGTGGAGGCACTACAACCTACTCAGTGACGTTTAACAGCAGCGGTACTGGCGCAGCCTCACCAGTATCGTTTAATGGCTCTGTAGCCCGTACAATCAGCTACAACACCCTTGGTGCTCCTAGCATCACAGGTACGAATGCTACTGGTACTTGGAATATTGACATTCTAGGTAGTGCTGGTACTGTCACTAACGGTGTATACACAACAGGTAGCTACAGTAATCCTTCATGGATCACAGCATTAGCTTGGTCTAAGATTACATCAACACCAACAACACTGTCAGGCTATGGTATCACTGATGGTGTAAGCACTGGTGGTAGCTATAGTAACCCTACGTGGATTACATCACTGGCTGGATCAAAGATCACTGGTAACATCAGCGGTAATGCAGGTACTGCAACAGCGA